CTCCTTTAGGTCAGGTTGCGCATCTGGAAGTTCAGTCGCGGAGACGGAACCACCAGGTTCCCGGCCCACAGGATCTGGCCGACGATCGCGTCCTGGTTGATCGGGATCTTAAAGCCCGTGAAATGGAAGTCCCGATCCCGGTGCACGACCAACTTGATGCTCTTGGTGTTCAGACCGAAGACCGATCCGGTGGTCGGCTTGCTGTCCACCACCACGGCCGCGCCGTTGAAGTTGATGGTGTCGAACCCGATCCGTGCGAGATCGTCGAACCCGGGGCCACTCGGGGTCCGCTGCGATGGTTGAGCACGTTCCCAAAATTTATTCCAGAGGGTCTGTGTCGTCACGATCAGGTCCGGCTTCTCCGGCTGGATGGTGGCCAGGCCGAACTGGGTGTTGACGGCCGGCAGGCTGAAGGCCCCACCGGTGGCATCGTACTTGCCGCGGATCGCCAGCCCCACCGAATCGGCCACGGCGCGGGAGATCCCGCCGTAGGTGCCGTAGTTGGTGCTGTCGTCCACCGCCGCCAGTAGACCATCGAGAGCCTTGCTGGAGGTGACGGTGCCCTGGCCATCGCCGTAGAGGGCGGTGCCGAGGGCGTCGGACAGGGTCAAGCGCGCGGTTTCCTGCTCGGTCTCGACCATGTCGATGACCTTGGCTGCGCCGGCGTTCTGGAGCATGCTCAGGCCATCGATCGAGATATTTGCCCAGATCTGTTTCCAACTGAAGATCATGGGCGTCTTGGTGAGCTTCCGCGAGACGTCGAACTCGTCGAGTCCGGTATACCACCCGGAGTTCAACTTGTCGTAGATGATGGACTGCCGAATCTTGTCACCGCCGTCGAGGATGATGCGATCTCGACTGGCCAGACGGACCCACAAAGCGTTGGAATTGAAGACGTTTTCGACCAACTCCTTCATGTATCCGTCGAGGGTCGTCGCGGCGACATCAGCCAACTGCCTGGTGTCGGATGGAAGGGGCATTCTCTGCCTCCCTATTGTCGTGACAAAGGACTACGCGATGAGACGCTGTTCTCTTCCCTTTGTCCCGCGCGACCGGTTCGCCCTGACGGGCATGTCACCCTGGGGCCAGTGCGTGCTGGGAAGTCGGTTCAGCCCACTCGGGGGCGCCGACACTACTCACGGCGCTCGCATTCTCCGTTCGCTGGTCTCCCAGGCGGAGAGTCTCTGCGCTCCGAACGTCCTACTGATTGCCCTGGAAGATCCCGGGGCCGTACTGGGCCGCCAGCTTCTGGGCAATTTCCTGCTTGAGCGACGCCGCGCCTCCGCCTCGGCTGGTGGGCGGACGGTAGGTCTGCGGCATAGTGCCCGACAACGGCGACGCCAGATTCTGTTTGTCGCGCTCGGCCTTCTGCTCGGCCTCCCAGAGTTTCTTCTGTTCGGTCAGCCAGGCCTGTTTGCTCTGATCGGCGGTCGCGGCGGCCATGCCGAGGTCCAGGGGATCGCGTTTCCCGCTCACGATCGCCATGGCCTCCTCGAGCATCTTGTCCGTGTCCAGCGACGGGTTCTGCTGCTTCGCGTTCCACACCCGCTGGAACAGGTTCTGCCAGTTCTGGATGCTCGCCTGCTGCTGCTGCAGGGCCGACTGGAAATGCTTCTCCCGCTCGGTCAGAAAGTTCTGCAACTCCGTCTTGTACCCGCCGAACGTCTGCTGGACCTGGCCGGCGAGGTGCTGGGCCATGGCCTTGGACTGCTCCCTGGGATCCATGGTCGACCAGTTCTCGAACAGGTCCTCGCCAGTTCCTGCCCCCTGCCCTCCGGCTTGCTGTTGCTGTTGCTGCCCGCCGGACTGCCGCTGCTGCAGAAACTTCTCAACGTCCGGCCAGTGCGGCTGCATCCCCTGCCACCATTTCGTCCATTCCTGGGCCGATTGCTGGTAGGGGGTGAGTTCCTCGATCTGCTTCCGGTACTTCCCGAGATCGTTATTGAGACTGCCCAACTGCGTGTGGGCGCTGGTGCCCCACTTCACGACCTCTTCGATCGGCTTGTCGCGGAGGGATTCCGGCAACTGCTGCCGCCAGGCTTCGGCGGCCGATCCCCCGGCTTGCTGCTGTCCACCGGCTGGCTGTGCGGCGGCCTGTGGCTGTCCCCCGGCCGCTTGCTGCCCACCACCTGTGCCACCAGCATCCTGACGAAGGTACACGTTCTCGCGCTTGAACATTTCCGTCTCCTTTGGGTTCACCCCATTCCTGGGGGCCCGCGGGGACACCAACGGTTCACCGGATGGGCCGTTGGGTCTACATCATCCCCGGTGGCATGGGCGGCATCGGCATTCCGCCGCCCGGTGGTTGTGGTGTCATGATGCCCCCGCCCTGCGGGGGTGCCTGGGTCTTGTTGATGACGCCCATCACCTCCTGCACGATCGGGCCCAGTCGGCTATCCTTCTTGGCCGCTGATTGCAACAGGTTCATGGCTTGCGTCATGTCGTCGAGGGCGCTGACGGTGTCCTCGGCCTTGGTCTGTCCCATCATCTGCGCCAGTTGCGCCATCCGGTCGGGAGGGGCCTGCGCCGGATCCGACACGCCAGGAATCGGCGACGGGCTCATCACGCCGGGCATGGGCAACGGTCCGGGAGGCGGCTGGTTGCCCATTCCCGGCATGGGAAATGGCATCGGGGCCATCTACCGGCCCAGCTTTCGGCCAGTGCCCTTCTTGGGCGCGATCACTTCGGCTGCGCTGGTGATGCCCTTGACCGGGCCCTTGCTGATCTTGCTGCCGATCGGATTCTTCGAGGCTTTCGTTGACCCGAACATGGCATCCTCCTCCAGTTACGCGCTGTTGTTAGAAGCGGCTGTAGCACCCACGCTCTCGGCATCCCCTTTAGGGGGCTCCAACGGTGAGTCCACAGCCAACCGAATCCCTCGCAGCAGGAGCGCTTTGGCGAAATGCCCTTCGTGGAACCGGACGCGCAATTCGCAGGCCCCATCGACGGGCAATCGCACGCGCCGCGTTTCGACGCTGCCATCTGGCCGGAAACTTCTGAGGTACAACAACACATCGGTCACGATGGCCCCTGTGCGCGGCTGTCACTCGAAGAGCATAACGACGTCTCGTATGTTGACAAGAACTTATCGTCCACGATCCCGTCGCGTGCCGGCCATCGAAGCGGTGCAGATCGCGTAGGGCGCGCGGGAATCGCTGCCATACTTTCCCTTGAGGTCCTTGACGCAGCGCTCGGCCTTGCCCGCTTTCGCGGGACCGAATCGCTTCTTCATGGTGTTCCGGAACTGGCCCTTGCGAGATTCCATCAGCGCATCTCCGATCGCATGTGCAAGAGAAAATCTCCCGCATTTCCAGCGGACCCACAGAAAACACAGTGATAGATTTCTCGCTCTGGATTCACAATGAGGTTCATGGTTAGGCACCAAGGACAGTTTCCGACAAACTTATCGCGAAACGGACGGAGATCTATCCGCTCCTTGATCACATCTACAATGCTGGGTGCTGTAGAAGTGTGTGGCATGGTGATCTCCTACGCAAACGGCACCGGTCCAGGCACCCCAGGAATGCCGGCCGGCGCCGACCCCTGGTGGGGATTCATGGGAGGCAATTTTGCATACTGTTGCGCGATCTGCTGATTGGCCATGAGCGACGCGAGCGCTTGGATCTGATCTGGTTGTGTCCCGCTGCGGAGCGGGCCAGGCCCAGCAATTTGTTTATTGACCTGCACCTGTCCTCCAGCCTGCATCTGCGGCTGCTTGGGTTGCTTGGGCGTCATCATCTTGGACAAGGATTGCGCACCAAGCCCTATAAGAAAGCCCTGCACGTGGTCATTATTCAGCGATGGTCCCATCTTCTGCGCAAGAAACTGCAGCATCTGAGGGTTCATTTGCTCTGCCATTTACGTCCCCTTTTGCTGCTGTTGGTCTCGGAACACCTGTGCCGCGTTCATCAGTTCACTGATACTGGGATGCTTCGGGACTTGTCCTCCCAGCATTTGTTGCTGCAGCCCTTGCAAGAGAGCAAGTTCGTCAACCTTGCCTTGCGGAGGCGGTCCGTTCACCGTGCTACTTTCCGCAGACTTTCTTGGTGCTGGCCTTGGGTGCGTTCACCTTGCCGCCCGTCTTGCTCGTCATCGGACTCCAGATCTTCGCCATGTCACCTCCACTTGTCCTCGGTTACCCAATCGAGAATGTGAGCGATCCATTTGGGCTTCCGTCCCCTAACACGAAAGGGACTTCGGTCGAACCCGTTCCCTCCTTGGTGGCGTTGGCTGGGTACAACCGAGCGTAGAACTGTCCCCCAGATCCGACCGGAAGGACGGTATTCACGTCGGCTCCCGTGGTCGTGGGCGCGTACACTTTCTGATTGGGATAGACGCCCGGAGCCGTGCCCCACTTCAACCGCAACTCCGTCGCCGGCCACGGATCTGGAAGCACCGGGGCGTAGGACCAACTGAACTTCCCGCTCGCATAGATCACATTCGGTCCAGCCATGGTCGTCTCCTTTTCCTACCGCTTGACCGGCGGGAGGGGAGGCGGAACCAATCCGCTTTCTTGCTCCGCCCGCGCCTCGGCCATCAGCACATCGGGATCCCCGATGTCCGCCATCTGGATCACGCGCCGCATCGGGAAGGCGCGTCCGCCGCTCGCCTGGTGCAATCCCAGGGCAATCTGTGTTCTCTGAGTCTTGGTGGTCTGCAGCGAACTGTACGGCTGGACCAGGAACCGGAACTGGCGGTAGAGCCGAGGCAGATCATCCGCCTTGAGCGAGATCCCGTTGTCGTCCTGGCGGAAGCGCTGCCGTTCGAACATGTAGTTCACGAGTTCTCCGGAGACACTGTAGTAATTCAGCATCCGATCGCCATTGAAATGCTGGATGATCCGGCTAATCAGCCGTTGCCCGATGCGCGAGACTAACGACTCGAAGCGCCGGGCGATGATGCGGGCCATGATGGAGCCGGTCATCTGCAGGCCATCCACGATGGAGTCCATCCCGCCCTTGGGCTTTGCCCGTAGCGATTCGGCATTCCCGGTCACCAGATCCGCCATGCTCGGGATCGCCTGCAGCATCTGGAACAGGTACGCGGGCAACTGCGGGGCCGACTCGCGCCGGAATTCCCGCATCGGACGCTTCTTGACGATCAGGCCACCCTCGTTGGTGATGGACTTCCATTGGGTCGCATCCAGGGCGTCGCTATCGGCCACCACCCATCCCTGACTGTTGTAGAGGGCGTTGCGCATGATGGCGTCGCCGAGGCGATTCATGGCTTCCTGGAGCTTTTTCAACTCCTGGATCTCGTCCAGCCCCCAGGGCCCGTCGAGGTCCATCCGCCAGTCCAGCATGTCGATGTCGAATTCCTGGTCCCAGTTCTTGTTTTGCTCGTCGCGGAGGATGACATCTCCGGCCCGAATGATATGCCGGCCGCCCGGAAAACTCCCCACGTCGGGATCGCGGAGCCAGTATTCCTTGACCAGCGTCCGTTCGATGGGGCCCTCCTGCGATTCCTCGCCGGGCTTCCAGACCCGTGGGAGGAAGTTCAGGACGGCAGATATCGCACCACCACGCCGCGTATCGTTTTTCGCGTAGCGGGAGTATCGATCGTCTGCTTCAACAAGCGCTCCGCGACCCGGGTAGGCCACACGGACACTGGTAACTGGGACCACGTGGTCCACACGGAGATAATGCGCTTGCTTTCCAAGTTTGGCCGCCTCCGTTACCGAGGGGTCGATGTAGACGGATCGGGGATCTAGACAGTTGATCGAGATGTCGTCTCGGTCCTTGTCGAATGTGGTCTGGACGAATCCACAGCCGAACGCCATCGCGAACCGAGCCACACGCTCCAGGGTCAGTGGGAATTCCTCTTCCTCGAGCTTCGCCATGCAGGTGGACGTCAGCACCTTGCTCATGGCGCCGTACTCGCCCACCCGCGACACGACCGTGAAGGTCGGCTTGGCCTCGGTGATCAGCCCGATCTTCCGCTCGTACTGGTTCCCGATCAGATTGATCAGGAAGAGGGGATTCCGCGCGCCCTTCCAGGCGCCTTCGCCCTTGAGGAGCTTGCCGTTCTCGTCCCAGTATTTCCCCGCCCGAGACTTGGCGGCTTCGGTTTCGCCATCGATTGCGTCGAGGAATTCGAGCAGGCCCTTCTCTTCTTTGGTGACCACGCCGGTTTCAGCCATAGGTTACCTTTTCACGATCAACTCAGATCGCACATCCACGCTCGGATCGGCAGGCATTGGCGGGAGCCCATCGGCTCGGGTCTCCGCGGACTCGACTTCATGGAGATGCTGCTGGAAGGCCTCTTCCTCAAACGCCGCCCGCTCGGTCGGATCCTCAGGAGGCGTCTCGGGGAGGACGATCTTCCGTCCCGGAATGGTCAGATGACGCTGCGGCTTGACGTAGAACTCGCAGTCGGGATGGTGCATCTGGTCGTGCTGGTAGCGTCCGCTCCCGCAATAGTTGCAACAGAACGCCTGGTTCGGATTCCGCTTCAACTCGCGGTTGCAACTCGGACAGGTCTTCACTCTGGTGGGGACGACCTTGGGCGACACCTCGGTCCATTCGTCCATCAGGAGCGGCGCGTGTAACTCGGCGCGCTGGTCGGCTTTCATCAGATGTCCGATGATCAGTTGCCAGGGTTGGACACCAGCGCTCACGCAGAGTTCCGGCAAGATGTCGTTGAGGGGAGGAGGCGCCATGGAAAAGAGCGCTCGCGCATGATCGTTCGCGTCGAAGATCCTGGGTTCCTCTTTCGGGTCGGCATTTGGCTTCGCCATGACGCACCTCGTCAGATCGTGAGATCGTCAGCCGGGCTGACAAATAGAGAGAGATGGTGACAAGCGGTCACCTCGCTGGTGCTAAGGATACCTCGGTTTCGTGTAATGACAAGTCGTACACGTCGAGAGGGCTCTCCGAGACACGGTTTGGCTGACCGGCGAGTGTCCCCGGAGCCACGCTTTGATCTCGCTATCCAAATCGGTCCCGGGCTCTCCGATTCGATGGCGCTCCTTGCAGGATTCACAAACCCACGGGCGGGGCATGACTTTCATCGTCGGAATCCGCGGGGCACGCCCCTTCGGTTTCGGTGGAAGAATCGGGTCGCCACAGTCCAGGCACTTCCGGGCCGTCCGGGCATATTCATCGGTGACCTTGGGATTGCGAATCACGAGGGCTGCGCCACACGGGCAGGTCGTCCGAAACAGGACAAACGGGATGTGGACCCATCGACGAACCTGTTCATGGCAATTCGGACATTGGTCCTCAATTACCATCCGTCCACCTCCGTTCCTCCCGAAAGGAGTACCAGGGCGTTGACGTCGGCGTCGGTGTACGCCGGATCCACGTCCATCCGGCGCGGCGCCTTTCCGGGTTCGTAAAACTGGTCAACCACCTTTTCCTCGTGGGCGTTCTCGCCGGCCAGGAAGCGGGTGTAGTCTTCGTCGTTCGACGTGACCAGGGCGATCATCCAAGAAAGACACATGTCGTCATGGTAGGCAGCCGCAGCCTCATACCGACCATATCCGACTCTCACGAAGGTCTCGATCTCGGCAAAGAGACGTTTGGAGTGGATCAGTGGTTCGGTTGGGGGACGATTCCGGACGACGGAGGTGGCGAAGGCCACCAGATACTGCTTGGACGTAGGCGTCGTGTCCCACCCTTGGTATTTTGTCAGGGCGTTGGCTGCACGATCACGGTACCGCCATCGATAGATGTTCGGGTAGCGAAGGACGGTGGAGAGGTGGCCAGTTGTGGCAACGCCGATCCCTTTGGATTCTGGGGCAATCTGGGCAGTATTGTAGTAGTACCCCAGGGTCGCGGAGAGTTCAGCCAGTTCAATCGGATGGACGCGTCCCCGCCACTCGGCGACCTGCTCGAGTGTTCCCCTCCGTAGAACTTGGATGGCCGAAAAGTCCTGCTCG